GGCCCATAAGCACCCGCTCCACCTAAGGAGCTATTATTACTAGCTTATTTAGTTGCTTTTATTTGAATTCTAAGCATAAAGAATGATGATAGTTAACCAATCCTAAAAAGGGACTCAACTCCATGACAACCCGTAGTCAGCGTTCAACACCACATCAATTAAGTTGCAATGTATCACTACACCTACGTCTGCGCTAACCATGAGACTTTCGAACTCTTCTATGTCAAGTAATGTCAATGAATATCTTGAGTAAAATTCCTCCCTGCTAGGATGTAAAATGGGTCTCTCCTCTTGCAAGTCAAAATGGTGACTATACAATGAATGCCCATGTTTATCCAGCAACACCTTATGATCAACTTCTGTTCCTAAAATCTGTAAGAAAAAAGGACAAAGAGACGAAATAAGAGGTTGGTACCTAACAAATTTGAAAAACCCAAAAGTCAAAAGAGACTGGAAGTATCTGTACTTGTCCATCTCAGAAGAGACAAACTTAGGGTAAGAAATTAAGGGAATGTCCCCGTGAGTCCTACCTGTGTACCTTAATACTACACCTAAATTGACCATAAACTCTAGCCTACCCGAACACATGAAAGGTGAATGTTTCAGAAACTGAAGCTCACCAACCCTTACCGCCTTCTGATAAGAAAATCTAAACCCGGTATAGAACCCTGCTAATGAAATTAAACTAATTGACATCTGCTTACCGGATTCCAACAACTTACTAAGCATAAATGACATGTACAAATACACGCAATTATTACAAACAGTCGTATCGCCTAAGCCAGATAACAAATAGCCCCACAAGCTCTTGAATTCTACAAACCTTCTCTTCTTCTCATCATAAACCCTGAATGGCATCCTAACGCTTCGGAAAAAATTATCTTGCTGTTCTAGATCCATGTTTGAGATCCGCGAGTAGAGCCACATAGTACTCATAGAATGACTACTGTCATTGGACGCTATGTCCAACAAATATGTGTATCTCTCTCCCTTTTCCCACCACGTCACAATGGCATCATCAGAACTGTTGTCTATCATGATATCATTACTATAGTCCAAATGTTTATCAAACATGTCTCTAACGTTACCGTAACTCGCGTCTCCGCAATAAGTTACGTGTACTCGACCAAATCGAATGGTCTTTCCTTTCATATGTGACTTGAATGAATTGGCAAAATGAACCCTAGGTAATGACCCAGGACAACTAAGGTCAACCACAATCCTGGCAGCCTTATTAGCCTTAGCTATCTCCATTTTCACAAACCACGTGACATGATCCATGTAAACAGTAGCTTTCAATTTTCCTTCTAGCTCCACCATCTCAAAACTACTTATTCGAAGTTTTTGCTTCAAATGTTTTTCAAGAGTTAACAGAAAGGATGCCTCACTAAGAGTGTATCCGTATTCATGTCTCCCTACCTGCATGGTGACCTCGTTTATCAACTGATTTCCAAAAGTGTCAAC